TGTTAGTAGCAACTAAACCTATATCTGTAGCATCATTTGCAACTGAAGTTACATCTGCTGAAATACCTGCAACCGTTGTAACGTCTGCACTTATGCCTGATACTGTTGTGATGTTTGGTAAGTTTGTAGATATGAATTGTTTGTTGACACCATCAGTATTGTCTACTGGGTCTGCTACATTTGTTAATCTTTTATTTTGTGTGTCCCATTGAAAATTTGTATTATCAATTTTAATTACGTCACCTGCGTCATCAATAGCTTCTTGTGACATAAAGAATGCCTGTTCACTATCTGTATCTAAATCATTTTCAGTAAGAACTGAACCAGACGCATAGTCTGTAAGCCTTGTAGTTTGTGATGTTGTTCTTCTAATCTCAATAGCTACACCTGAAGCAGGTGCAGTATTAAATGTAAGGGTAGTTCCTGCGGCATTCAGTGAATAAGCTGTTGTAGCTGACCCTGCAAGAGTGATTGTTAAGTCACCTGTAGTTCTATAACTAAAGGGTATTGAATAAGATGTTGTACTGTTATCGCCTGTATAACGTACAAAACTATTTGCCATGTGTCATTTTCCTTAATATTTGATTTAGTTTTACTAAAAGAGCAGGTTTAGTCTCTATTGAGCTAACGTCTCTAGGGTTTCTCTGTGTTTCTTCATTGAACGATACTTATTTTGAAGTAAGGCTTTTCTTCTTTCTTCAAATTCAGGGAACTCACGCATCATCAATCTTTTAGCATTTCTGTCTATTCTTTGAATAAAGCCTATAATTACTTGGGCTTGTTCATCTTTGCCATTTATAGTTCCATCAGGATACATATAAATAAAACTTTTCTTATCTAAAATCATCTTTTCAACATATTCCGCTAACGTATATTTTTTACCTGTATAAGTAGAGCTTGTTATAATAGCACCGTTTGAAGTTACTCTTGTGTCATCTTTTATCTCTAACATTCTATCGTATGCTGTTTGATTTTTAGAATTTCTAATATCTTTTAATCTCATTCCCATGCTATCTCCTTTTACTTTTAAAGTAGCTTGAGGGTGATTATACTTAAATTCTCTTTCTCTAATAAATTTAGCTGTCTCTGTGTTCTTAAAATTAGTCATAGCAAACGGAGAAGACCATAGTCCACTCTCACCACCTAATCCAAATAACCAACCGTTTTTTCTATCAATCTTTTCTCCAAACATATTACGTCTAGGCATAACCGAAGTCTTACTATCCAAAGGGTTTAAAGTTTGTAACCTATCATTTAAAGTGTACAGTTCTCTTTCCCACTCATCATTAACTCTATCTATATATCTTAAACCTCCTGATAAAGGGAAAGCCTTATAAACAAATTGTGATAACACTTGCGACCCCATTTTATCCAACCTTCTTGAGTGCATGGCTTCATCAGAACTAAAGAAGTTAGCTAACTCAATAATGTTCTTTGTATAAAATTTAGAAGTTAAGTTTCTTGTCATTGTTGCTACAACACCCATGACTAATTCTGTAGTATCTTGTTGTACAGCAGGGTCTATATCATCTGTATATTTTAAATGTTTATTCATTAACTCCACTAAATCTGCCGCAATAAAGAATGGCATCATAAGTGGGTCTAATCTATTTAAAGAGATGTATCTGCCATCATCAGTTTTATATGAGTATGGTTGTTCACCTGTGTTTTGTTCTTTGTCTCTTTGTTTTTTATAACTTCTATCGCCACCACCTGTAATTTTACCAGACATAGCAAAACCAATAGCAGTTCCCCATAAAGCCCAACCCATTTGTATTCTTGCAGTAGCTTCAGCCGCCGCCTCTGGGTTTAAATATTCTTTTTTTCTAAACGGATTTAATCCTCTAGCAATTTCACTTCTTAATTTTCCGTTTGGTAATCTTTTTTCAGCTAACATGTGTGCCATTTGAAATTGAAATCTACCAAGAAAAGGTAAATGCTGTGCTGACCATCTTAATAAGTTTGACGGTGTGTTCACAAAGTGAAGACCTAAAACTCTTAATGCTTTATGTTTTGTAGCTATTCTTAATATTGAACCAGTAAGTTTGTCTTCTAATTCTCCTGTGTTTGGATTTATTTGACCTACGTTACCTGTGTAAGAACCTTCTTGTGCGTCATATAAAGGTGAATCTAATCTAGCATCAACTGTTTTATCAATTTCTACAGCAGAACCATTTTCATTGATATACTCAGCTTCTATTTGTTTTGCTCTTTCTTTATATTTATCTGCGTAAGTAATGTCCGTAAAATTCTTTTTATTTATTTGTATTTTGGTATCACTCATTACACTAAACTCAGGATTTTCTTTTAATATTCTTGAGTTAATTAAAGATGTCATTCTTGCTTTAAACATCATAGATTTAAGAAATTCATCTCCTGCTGATAAAACTCTCATGGGTGCAGAGATAACTCTTCCTGTACCTCTAAATCCACCTGTAATAATTTTACCTAATGTACTACCGTCAGCACCTACAGTTTTAGAAACAGCATCACCCCAAGCATCAAACAAATCTTGAAGTTGTCCTTGCCTCATTGTGCTGTCGTGTTTCATTTGTCTACTATCAAGAATAGCTCTACCTTCTCTAAAAGATTTAGAGGCTCTTTTTAAAGCATGACCTAAAAATACATATTGATATAAATAAGTTTGAAGTGCCTCTCTCATAATAACTTTTGCTCTATCTGCATCTCTGAAATACATGTTAGCACCTCTTAATAATCTAGTTGCAGGTTTCCACTGTGTTTGTACTAGACCTGACACAATGTTAAGTATGTGTGTATCTGGTGAAGATAAAAGGTTATTGTTTACAAATTCTGTTGCTAAGTCCCATTTGTCTACTTCTCTTGAATTTTGCAATGCTCTAATAATTTGGTCTCTGTCAGCAAGTTTTCCTACAGCTTGTATAAATTCCCATTGTTGTTCAGCAGTACCTTTTGATAAATCTAACATCTTAGGGTCTTCAGGAGTAGCCATTAATTTAGTAACTCTTGTGCCGTCAGCATCAATGTTTCTAGCACTTAAAGCTCTTGCTACGTTAGTACCCATAATACTATCTACATCTAATAGTTTTTCAGTTATTTTTCTTTCTTCTTGAAATTTAAGTATCAACTCCATCTTTTCTTCAGGTGTGTAGTTATATTTAGTATTCACACTCTCTGAACCGATTGCACCCATTATGTCGTGTCTAGTTTTAATTGCATCTTTTTGTGAACCCATTGTTACATAAAGTTTAACAAACTCATCACTGTATGCGGCGTTGTTAGCTCGTTCTTCTAATTTTTTAGGGTCAGCACCAAGTTCTTTCATCTCGGTTTTCATTTGTTCAAATGTAATTTTACCTTTGTTTAATCTTTCTGTAGTTTCTAAAATATTGTATTTAATTAAACCTTCATAAGAAATTTCTTTACCTGTGCTAGGGTTTTTAAATTTAGTTGCGTTGTTAGATAATAAAGGTGGTTTATCTACATTAGTAATTTCACCTTCATTTAATCTATTAATATATTCTTTTGTGGATTTGGGTGCAGGTTTGTTTTTTAGGGAGGGAGTGTTGTTGTCAGGCATTAACTTGTCAAATAATTTTGCACCTGACATGTTACTTCGACCTTTGTCTTCTATTTCTTGTAAAACTTGTACACTTTTTCTTCTTAATGAATTGTTTGTTAATTTAAAAGCACCTGCCGCAAACGCAGAACCAAAAGCTGTACCAAAGCCAAACCCTGCGGCTGTTGATATTGCTCCTCTACCTACGCTGTACTCATCTTGAATACCTGCTTTTATATTTGTAGTTTGTAATAAAGCATCTTGACCACCTGCTATAACAGCATTGATACCTCCTTCAGTTAAACCGCCTTTAATTATGGCATTACCCATTGCCGCTTTTTGTGCTTGTTTTGAAGTTTCTTTTAATGCTTGTTCGTTAAGTTCACCTGCTATTTTATTTTTTAGCGTTACTCTTAATGCTTGTTTATAAGCTGTTTTAGCCGCTTGACCGCCGACACCTACTCCTATTAAGTTTACAGGGTCAGCTATCATAGCTCCACCATTATCAACTAACCATGCACCAAAATTTCTATTTGGGTCATTCCAAAATGAAGGTAAGTTTTCATACGTTTGTGATATGTATGCAAATTCTTTTAATCTTTTATCATCATCTTCACCCATGACATTAGACATATCCATACCCATAGACACAGTGTTGTTTGTTCTCCAAGACCTGTCAGTATAGAAATAATCTAATAAATCTGCATGAGACATTTTATTAAATTTTTTATCGTTTTCTCTATAAGAGTAATAACTTTTTAATGTGTTGTAAAATCCTTCAGTCTGTATTTCTTCTAAAGCACCTTCATCTGTAGTAGCTATTTTAGGTACAGTGTAATTTGCATTAAAAATAGGTTCTTCTATAGTTTTCTTGTTTAATGTTTTAAATTCCATTATCTATTTCCACTTCTTATTCTTGGAGTTTCTTTTGGTCTATTAATTATATTTTCTATAGCTTGTTCAATAGTTTCAACAGGAACATTTAATTTTTCAGATATAGAAGCTATCATTTCATCTCCTTGCTCTTGTGGAATAAGTTGAAAAAATTCCAGATTAAATTTATTGTCAGGAATTATTGATGTAAGGGCTTGTTCAACTAAAGGCATTACTTTGCTTTCAGTAAGACTTTGATTAAGAGATTCCATAAAAGATGCTTGACCTTGACTTCTTTGAGAACCTTCTTTTAAAGTTGTTGTACTATCAGTTGGCTCATACTCAGGTATCTCTATGTCAATATTTGGAATTGCCTCTACAATAGCGTTAAATGTTTCATAGAAACCAGAAGCTCGTTTTGTTTCTTCCTTTGCGTCCTCTATTAGTTTGTCATCAGCAGTCTTGTCAATTTTATCTTTCTTAGCTTTTTCTTCAGCCTTAATTCTATCAACTTCCTGTTCATCAAAAGTTTTCATGTTTATTACACCTTGAGCATCTTTATATTGACGTTCTACGTCATCAAGTTTTCTTTTCATAAACGCTGTTCTCTCTTCATTAGTAGGTTTTAATCTTTTTTTTCCATTAGCTTTAGCGTCTTCATAATAATCTTTTTCAAAATCATATATCTCAACAATAAGATGTGCATTAACGCTATCTGTTGCAACTTTTACTAAATCTCCATCAGGGTTTGCGGCTATATATGGTGCTAACATTTGTCCTAATTTATTGTTAACAGCTTCTGTTCCCATGACGTAAGATGTATTAACTAGATGAAGTCTTTTGTTATCATCTAATATTGAATTATCGTAAGCCTCATACAATTTAGGTTGATTTGCAGGAGCTATGTTATTATCATTTATTAATTTTGCTATATCAGTTCTATCTTGAACTTGGTCGTCACGTATCATAACTATTAAATTATTGAATACTTCAGGGTCGTTATCGTAGTATGGGTTAGCCTTCATTGTATTTACAAACAGTGTTAAAAGTTGCATATCTCCTTCTCTTCTGACAGCGTCTTTCAAATCTTGTTTTTCTATTTCATTTAATGGTCTAGTAGTTACATTTCCATTTTCATCTATTTCTTCAACTTTATTCACAAGCATTTTAGTAGTAAGTGCTTTTATTCGGTCAGCAGTTTCACGTGCTTCTACTTGTCTATCATTAGTAATTAAATTTCTTCTTTTAATTTCTAAATTTTTTACAAGCGTAGCAATTTCTTTTGATTTTCTTGAGGCTAAAGTACCAATAGCTGAACCACTTTTAGAATAACCTAAATTTGTATTTAAAAGAATATCAACTCTATCTAAGTCATCTTCTGTTTTTGCAGTGTCAATTAAATTTGATACACTGTTTTTCATTACCGCTAATGTTTCTTCGTTTGTGTACAATAAAGATGAACCTGTGCCATCTCTCAAGGGTAAAGGTATTTGTAAACTTTTAAGAAAATTAGGTATTTCTGTTTTTAATTTTGAAGTTTCAATTCCATCTAAAAGAGTGATACCTTCTTCATTTTTAACTTTTAGAGCTTCACCTGCTCTAGCTTCAGCATCTTGTGTAGCGGCATCTGCTCTAAATTTATTAAAATTGGAAGTAAACCCTAATAAAGTTGCACTATCCATTGACCTTGTATCAGGTAAGAACTTGTTAATAAACATATCTAAATTAGTGCTTTTATTTGTAATATCGTATTCACCGTTGTTTTGAGCCGCTACAATAGTATTTTTTACTTCTTCGGCTTTAACTCTACCTGCATGATAGTTTGTAGTAGCATCAATGTATTTACCAGTTAACTCTTTGTGTTTACCTGAAATAATCTCTGCTTGTATGGTTTCAAAAGATTTACCTGTTGCATACATCTCGTCTATCTTTGCAATAGCTTTATCTTTTTTCCTATCAATTCTTAATTCATTTGCTTTACCAATTTTGTAACCTGCGTTAGTTAAAGATTTAGCTAAACCATCTACACTACTGCCTGATGATACATACCCTGCACTACCTGCACCATAGTATTTATTTGTTCCTTGTCTTTTATATTCAGCCATTACTATCCTTTATTGTTTTTTTGCCGCTTTATCTTTTTCATTTTGTTGGTAACCTTCACTAGCACTTGTAGCGATACCAATAATTAATCCTGCTCTTGATGGGTCTGTAGGTGGTTTTAAACTATTATAAGTTTTTACTTGGTTAGCGTATGCTTCCGTTTTCTGATTAGCGAATAATTGCATGTCTTTATCGTAACCACTTGTAATTTCATTCCAATCTTCATCATATAACGCACCAATAGATTGAACTATTTTTGTATTGTTTGCGTTACCTAAATTCATTTTTTGTGCAATCTCACCATCTCTTGTTGCTTTAGTTATAGCTTCAGCCTTTGCTTTCTCCATGTCAGCATTAACTTTCTCTTGGTCAATTTTGTTAAGGTCATGTAAATATCCTCTATCGGCATTTCGTCTTGTTGCATCTTGGTCTCTTCTAATAGCTTTGTTGTCAGCTTTCTTTTGTCGATAAGCCTGATACTGTCCTACTATTGCTAGACCTGCTTGTGCGTAAGCATTACACATTATTTATTTACCTCTTTCATCATTAATATAAATGGTATTTTTCCAACACCAAAATCTCCTATTTTTCTTTTTGGTTCAAATCCTAAGAACTGTAACCATTTTAAACTTTTCCAATTTCTTTCATCTACAAAATTGTAGACATGTTCATAATCTTTACTCATGTCATGTACCCATTTAGGACACTCTTTAATAAATTGTTTAATATGTTTAAATAAATCTTCACTAGATAATAACCAAACTATTCCATACCCTTTTTCTTTAACAGGACTAGACCCAAACATACCAATCACACCTTCTGACTTTGTGCCTAAAATAGAATAAATCTTTGCACCTTTTTGTGTAAAAGGAAGAACTAAACTTTCTAACGGTGTTGAACCATCTGAAGCCATAATTTCTTTTCTATCTCCTATTCTCATTTTAGGAGCTAACTCTAAAGCATCTTTTAATTCTGCTTTTCTTACGTAATTTTCTTTCATTAAATTCTTCTTGCTCTGTTGTGATAATAGCCTTCAACTTCTGCACCTGAAATATACATAGGTAAATGTGATGAAGATTTTATATCTAAAGTAAATTCTGAATTTTGTGATTGAACTGGTACTCTTAAAGTTCCTGTTGCAATAGCAGGTTGTCCAATGATACTTGTTGCAGTACCGATAATATAACCATTCATAATACTTGTAGATTTATCTCTGTTTGTAGGAGTAACTTCCACTTGGAAGAACCCACTGTTTTCAAAATTAAAAGATATATTTCTTATTTGGTATCTACCTGAAGTAACAGCTACTAATCCTCTTCCAGTATTCTCTCTGACATACTGAGGAGATAGTGTGTATTTACTTTCATAAGGCACACCAATGTATAACGCTGTGTGGTCTCCAACGATTGTATACGTAGACCCTGACGTGTTTGTTGCTGTGTAGTTATTACCGTTAACCCTATCTACAGCTATTAAACCAGTTTTAGCACCATAAGGTGACGTGAATGTTGTTAAGCCAGTACCACTTGCGTATGTACCTGTCACTGATGCTTTAAGGTCAATATAAACACCATGTCCTATAGTGGCATCTTTTAAATTTCTTAAATCTATTTTAACTAATTTTGTAGTAGTCCCTTCAGAAATTACTACATAGATAAAACTTTCTAAAGACATAGCACCTATAATTTTAGCACCTGTAAATGTCCATTTAGACCAAGCGTTTTGTACTTTCTCGCCACCATCAAAGAAATACTTATAGATGTACATAGTGTCCGCATCTGTTGAAGACGCAGTGCCACTAAAAGGTGCTGTTTGACTATCACCTGTAGCTGAAGTTAAAAATATTAATGTATCTTCTGTTGTATTAGATACAATTTGATAACAATTACTTGGTATTAAGTTTCCTACTGAAACAGTAATATCCATACCATCATTTGTTAATGTATCATCATCAGCAAAGTATTCTCTTATTGCTGTACCTGAAGTTCTTGCTTGTGCAAAATATGCAAACTTACCTGCTGATACTGGAGTAACTTTATCATCATGTTCAAATGAAGATACTTCATTAAGTATAGCTGTAGTCGGTGAAATACTTTCCCCAGAACTATCTAATTTATATTGTGCTGTATCAGAAAATAATAATAAACTTTCATTAAATCCTACAGAGTTTTTAAGTGTGTTAACTTGTGTACCACTAGCCGCTATATCAATGGGGTCAGTGTCTAAAACTTGTGTAGAAGTTGTTGCAAAGTAATTAAAGAAAGAAGCATTTTCTGTTAATACTAAATTCTCTCCTGATAAAATACCTAATCTATTTTTGTAATAGGTTAAGTTATTAATTTTTCTACCAATAAATGTAGGGTTAGGGTTACTATCTGCATCACCACACACCCTGTCAGTCCATGTTAATTCTTGAAATGTAAATGTTCCATCATTATTGTTAATCAATGCGTGAGGCATTGTAGAATTTGTAACTCCTAATGATGTTGCAGGTGCTAGTGTTTCATTCCATACACCTGATTTACCTGAAAATTTTACATAGTAATCTGATAGTTCATCACCTTCTTCACCAGTTACTTTCATAATTACACCTGTCTTTGCGTAGAAAGGTAATTTACTAAAATCTTGTATCTCATCTCTGATTGCATACATGGCTGTATTACCAGAACCATCTGAAGTAGTTATAGTATAAGCCGCATTACCATCAGTAGGTTTTCCATAAATTACACTGTCAAATTCTTCAAACGTAAAATGAGAAGTAAAACCAGAATAATTAGATAACCCTTGTGTTGTAGATACTGAAGCTCCTGTGTCAGTTCTTCTAACATTGAAACCAATACCATTTGCACTACTATCCCAGTGTGTACTTGAAGTTCCTTTTAAAAGTATGTCTGTAATTTTGTTAGTGTCTCTAAATTTTGCATCTGTAGCCGCATCATTACCAGTAGGTAATTGAAATATAACTTCTAGCTCTTGTGCCATTGATGGGTGTTTCAATGCTACTTTATATTCTCTACCGTAGTTTGTTAATTTACAAACAATTAAAAACTCTTCTACTTTAGCCGCAGACGTAGTGCTGTCTGCTGTAACTGTAGTGTTAGTATTAGCAATGAAAGTATAATCTGCAACATTAACTAATTTAAAATTCTCTCTTGGATTAGTTGAAGTTAAATAACTTGAACCACTTGCAATAGTAACTGTCTTTTCATTACCTGCTAAATCAAATACTTTAACACCGCCATTGTATAAAGCTACAATGTACTGATTAGAAGCGTCTCTTTGTATTGACCAAAATTTTGTTTTATTAGAATAGATATTAGAACTATCTAATGTTGCTATATAATCTAAAGGAGGTCTTTTAGCTAAACCATCAACTAAACCGTTTTGTAGATTTATTTGGTCTTCGCCCTGATTAATACCTCTTTGAGTAGGTGTCTGTTGAGACATACCGTTCAAAAAGTTAGGGATTGATTGCGATACTACGCTTCCCATTAGTAAGTCCTACGAGGTGTTCTATTGATTATAGAAAATGTATTCTGGTCTCCATTAAGCATGTTTGCGTCAGCCTCTTGGCTATCTGCTTGATGAAATGCCATTAGAGCTTCATTTTCATCTTGACCAATTAATTGTGTAATTTCTTTATCACCTATAAATCTTGAGGCAAATCTTCTTGCCGCTTTCATTGTAATATATTGTCTAGCGTATTCAGGACAATGTGCCAGTTGTTGTACTAGAACCAAATCAACACTTGAAGGTGCTGAAGTAAAGATGTCTGTGTGATTATCCATATCATATAAATAGCCGTTTCTAATTGTGTAGTTTAAATATCTGTAAGAGGGGTTTGCATCTGCTTTAACGCAGTTTGAAGGAAGGGGTACTTTACCGTCACTGTCGATTGATAAAGATTTGTAATTTGTGTGTGTGTTGAAATTCCACCCTTGAGATTGAATGGACATTGAAGTTTCGTTAAGAATATTTATAGCTGTTGATACATCTACTGTAGTAGTTCCTGTAATTGAGTTAACAGGTGCTTCTCCAATCGTACTCAACATGATGTTGACCGACTGCAATTCTGTAGTAGGTGTAATTTGTGTTGCCATATATCCTTTAAGTTAAATTTTGTGTGAGTACACAGGGCGGATTGTCTGTGTTAATCTCCGCCCTGTATAAATTAAGAAGTATTATGCTTCTTTAATTCCGACTGCCGCTTCTGGTCTTAGGACGCCATGCCCCATGCTGTATTTAGCAACCATTAACGTACCTTGTCTTCTGATGTCGTACTCTTTTTCAACAGCTAAATCCATTAGCTTAACAGTTCCGACTGCTGAAGGGTGAGATACAAGAGCAACAAAGTTAGTTAGGTTAACTGCTTGAGGAGTTGAACCTGCGTTTGTTGCTGAACCTGCGTCTGCACCTGAAGTAACATTAGAAGCTACAAAATGAGGAACTGGTACTAATTCAATTCCTGCAATTTTTGCAACTTTTCCTGATGCAACACCACCATTAGCTCCACCACTGAAGTCAACATTGACTGCATTAGTAGCGTTTGCTAATTTGTAGTATTCTTCCAATCTCATAAAGCATTTTCTGCCTTCTGATGGAACATAGTTTGCATCAAGCTCTTTAGCCGCCGCAAAGATAGCATCTATCATTGCATTAGCCGCAGTAGCATCTGTTGAAGATGCAATGCCTGTGTTGACTACATTAGTTGTAGCGTCTCCACCAGTTACGTTTGCACTGGCTAGAGTTGCTTGACCGATTGTTTGTAAGATGTGTTTATCTTTTTGAAAAGATAATGCTCTACCCATTTCAGTAGAGTACGCACTTCTTACGTCCCAATGGTTTTTTGCTTCTTCGATATTCGATACGAATACTGAAGATATTAGAAGGTCATTAATTGTAATAACCTTTTCTGCTGAGTTAACTGCGTCACCTAATATTTCAGCTCCAACTGCGTGATACGCCGCACCTATTCTTCCCATTACTGGAAAAGATGCAGATTTGCCGTTACTGATACTTCTTACCATATCAGCACCTTGTGTTTTTGAAGCTCTGTCAAATGAAGTAATTACTTCACCTGCGAATACTTTTAAAAACAGGGCATCATCACGAGTAGAACCACTATTAGCATTTCCGAATTTAACTGGACTTGCGTTTGACATGTGATTGTCTCCTTTATTGATGTTAGTTTATAAAAGCCTCTTCAATAAGTTATTTAGTCAAGATTGTCCCTCGCAAGGGGTCAAGTTATTTGGCTAATTAAAGTTGGCAGTTGCCACGCATAAGCGTTGCACAACTATTTTTTATATCGTCTTTTTCTTTTTAGGAAATCCTGCTTTCATATTTTTATATGCTTTAGCGGATACCGTACTTTTACTTTTTGGTCTTGATGTGCCAGATTTTTTTCTGGCGTTCATATTTCTATAAAGGCTCATATTATAACTCCGATTTACTTAGTTTTTCTTGAACCATGTTTTGATAAGCAGGGTCTTTTTGATACCTGTCATCACCCATAGCGGCTGTAACTTCAGCCCAAGATTTATAACCACCTTGACCTGTAATTGTAGCTTTACCTTCTACAAGACTTGGCTCATTGCCGTTAGCATTTTCAAACTTGGCTTTTAAACCCACAACGGCTAACTTTGCAGTTTCTATATCTTTAGAATTAACTGCTGTATTGTAAGCTGTCTTCTCTTGTTCAGACATGTTTTCTGCCGCCCATTCAGACATTTCTGTGTAAGCATCTGCTCCACCTACTATGTCTTTAATAGATGTTGTCTGTTGGTCTGCAACTGCTTTTTGACCTTCGATAAACTGGTTTACATATTCTTTAGGTATACCTGCTTTTTCTAAAGCCTCGTATGACTTAGCATCTAACTCACCTTTTTCAGCATATTCAGAAGACAAGTTTTCCATGTTAAGCCCTGCACTCTCAACTGCTTTTTCAGCAATATCTAAATCACTCTTTGTTTCTTCTTTGGGAGCATCTTCTTTAGGTGCTTCCGTATTGTCACCAAGTTTCTTTTCTAATTCCTGATATGACTTTGCTAAATCTTCAACGCTGTTGAATTTTTCAGGTAAGCCTTCAGGTTTACTTTGTGTAACATTTTCTTCTACAGGTTTTTCACTTGTAGTTTCTGTTTGTTTTATCTCTACTGTTTCTACCATTGTTTCCTTTTATTATTGCGGCTTAGTAAGATTACCTGCAACTTGAGGAATAGCTTTTTCAGCCATCTGCATCATTTGTTGTTGCTGTGCTTGTTCTTCTTGTGCCGCTTGTTCTTCCGCTAGTTGTTCTTGAGATTTTAATAAACCGTCAGTATCAATACCAAGACCGATAGCTATACGTTTAATTAAATCATCTGGGTTTAGTGCCTGAACAACTTGTGGATTTATTTGTGCTAAGTTTCCTATCTCTGCAACAAATTCTCTTAATTTTTGTAAATCATTTCCTCTACCTAATGCCTCAATACCAGTAATAATAGTTGGCTGAACTGTGCCTTTAGGTAATGTTGGAATTTCTTTAGCTGTTTCCATTCTTTTCATTAATATTGAAACTAATGGTAGCTGAAACTCTTGTGATAATAGTGAATATATACCACCCATAGCAGTCTCTAATTGTTCTGCCATGTATCTAATTTCTTGTGCAGTAACTCTTTCTGCATCTCTTTGTATTGCTGTGTGTAATAAGAAAGCATAAGACATTCTCTCTTCTAATTTAGCAATACTTCTTTCAACTACTTGTAAATCATATTGTTTCTGTGCCTGTAATACGGTTACATCTTCTGCACTTCCAGTAATAATGTCACCATTTCTAGTCATAGCTAAATCTTTTTTTCTAGTAACAGAGTTAGGTCTAACCATGAATACTACTTTAGATGAAGCCGCCGCACTTTCTACAAGTGCTTGAGACAGACCTTCTAATGATTTTAAATCCCCTAAAAATTCTTCTACATAACTTCTTCCATAATCTTCATTGTCAACTCTTACCATTCTCAATGCTTGATAAGGCATTCTTTCATTTTTAAATGTACCGATACTTTCAGGTATTTTAATTCCGTTTACTTCTTGGCAAACGTAAAACTCATTGTCATTTAATTTATAAACATGAGTGTATAATTCTATTTCTTCATCTGATTTATAATCAGGGTCAGCAATTACTTGTGCTGACACATCTTTACCCAAAGATAAAATACTTGCTTTCTCACAAATAATTATCTCTAAAATATTTCCTGACGCATCTCTTCTAACTACGTACTGTGATAAAGGAAATACTCTCATGCTTCCTTTTTTAGGTAGGTAAGTTAATACATTACCACCAACAATAAGATGTTTTAATGCTTCATAAACTGAAACTCTTAATGCAAGTTGTTCAATTTTACTTGATACTTCTTTTTCAATAACAGACAAAGATTTCTCAATGTCAGTTTTCATATCTTTATTTTCTTCCAGTTCTTTTTTAGCGTCACCTGCTATTTGTAATCTAAAGAATGGGGAGTTTGGTGGGAGCAAAAGTAAAAGAAGTTTACTTGCTAGGTTGTTGACACCTCTTGCACCAACTGATTGGAATGGATTGTATAGCTCACTTGAAGAAGTAAAGCCATCTGGTTTTATTAAAGAAGGAATAGTTAATTCACTACACTCTTCTGCTCTGTCTAAATAATGTTCTCTCTCTGACTGAAGTTTAAGGTATCGTTCTTTAGCTGTATGTTGCTTCTGTAGACTACCTTCGTATTCCATTTAATTAAATGCCTGAGTTAGTAGCAATGTTAAGACCTGAAGAAGTATTTAAAGAGGACGTGCCTGATTTTTTAACTTTCTTCTTTTTAATGTCTAAATCTGCATCATTAGCTTTAACCAATTCAGGAGATAAATCCTGTGCTTGGTCTGCTCTAACTGGTGTCGGCGGCGTCGGCTGTATTGGTGCTGACGGGACTTTTGGTGAACCACACATTATTGTTCTGACCTTTCTTTGAGAGTGTTAATAAAGTTTACTACGTCTCTCTGTCCTGCTTTAAAATAAATAGTCTTAGTATCATCTTGCAAGTTAGGAGACTTTTCAGGGTAGACGTTGTTTAATAATTTAATTAAATCGTCTACCTTCAATGGTAAAACCACATCATCTGTTAAGTTTTTCATCTAAAAGAGCAGGTTTAGTCCCACAGACTGCCAGTCACAGTCCCTTTATTATATTCAGTAGCTCTATTCTCAAAAAAGTTTGCATGTTCTACGCCATTTAATACCCAATCTAACCACGATAGAGGGTTTTCTTTGACACCAAAGTTAGGCTTTAGAGATAACTGAAGTAATCGTCTATCAGCTATGTATCTAATATACTGTTTAACTTCATCAGCTTTAAGTCCTCTAATGCCCCCTTGTGCAAAAGCTAAATCAATAAACTTATCTTCTAAGTCAATCATGTCTCTAGCTGTTTGATAGATACTTGCTTTAAATTTTTCTGTCCAAATGTGAGGGTTTTCTTTTATTAAAGCATGGAATATTTTAATCATGCTTTCTACATGGTGTGTCTCATCTCTAATAGACCAAGTAACTATCTGACACATGCCTTTCATACGTCCATATCTTTGAAAGTTAAGTAGCATTACAAATGAAGCAAACAACTGTAAGCCTTCACCAAATGCAGAAAAACAAGCTATCTCTCTAGCTAATCCTTCTATACCTGTTCCTTTACTTTGAAATAGATAAGTGTGTTTATCAGACATTTCTTTATATTCTTGGAATGCTTTGTATTCTTTGTCAGGCAAACCAATCGTATCATTTAATAAAGAATAACTGTGTGCATGATTAGCTTCTGATGTGGCTATAGCTGATAACATCATTCTAATTTCAGGTGGTTTAAATTTAGGAATGTATTTATCTAAATATGCTTGTGCAATATCTACATCTCCTTGTGTAAAGAATTTTAATATCTGCCCAATCAAATTCTTTTCTGGCTCTGATAATCTTTCATTCCAATCTCTTACATCTTCATGCAATGGAACTTCACTAGGTAGCCAGTGCATTTTTTGTTGCATGTCGTAACTTTCAAATGCCCAATCGTATTCAAAGGGTTTATAATATGCTCTTGTTTTAAATAAACTCATCTTAGTAACTCTATCCCTTCTATTATGATTAATATTAATAACTCTACTGCTAGGACAGTATGATAAACCGTCCACAGCACTGTTTGTTTTTGGTGTTTGTTTCTTCTTTTCTTCTTAAAACCAAATGATTTAATTGGAGGGTAATTCATTTCTGTCCCCTTTTAGTTCTATCTCCATACAATTTTTGCCACGACCAACTGGTTAAATACGTTGAGTAATGATAAATTATTTTTAATATATATATCTTCATTATTCACACGCTAAACAATCGGCTTCTGGTATGATTGTTCTTTCTACTTTTTTTGATACTAACTCTGCACGTTTGATTGCCTCACTTCTGCAATAGTACAAAGTCTTTAACTTTTTCTTCCACGCTAACATGTGAGTGTCATGTAACTCTTTAATGTTTACATCAGCAGGGACGAAAAGATTTACTGACTGTCCTTGACAGATATATTTCTGCCTGTCAGCCGCATGTTCTATAATCCATTGTTGATTTATCTCGATACCAGTTTTAAAAACATCTTTTTCATAATCTGATAACTCTTTAAGATGTAAGACACTGCCTCTTTGCGAGACAATGGACGACCATATAGCATCATTGTTTATCCCTTTCTTTTCTAATAGTTTTTCTAAATATTTATTCTTAACCAAGAATGAACCAGACATAGTTTTTTGCACATAAGCATTGGCTCTATAAGGTTCTATTGAAGGTGAAGTAGTCCCACAAATAATAGATGATGAAGCGTTAGGTGCAACAGCTAACAAGTGTGCATTACGCATACCTGTACCTTCCATGTCAGGAGCTTCTCCTCTTTTAACTGCAAGTCTTTTACTTTCTTCTACTGCTTCTTCTTTAATACTTTTAAACATTTTCATATTTAAAGATTTAGCTAACGCACTTTCAAAAGCTATGTTCTTAGATTGTAAATAAGCGTGGAAACCCATTGCTCCTAATCCAATACTTCTTTCTTGTGCCGCACTAAACTTTGCTCTGAACACACTGTCAGGTGCATTCTCTATAAAGTAAGTTAAAGCGTTGTCTAAAAATCTAACTAAATCAGGTATGAATAATTTATCATTCTTCCATTCATCATACTTTTCTAAATTAACAGAAGACAAACAACACACTGCTGTTCTATCTTCGTTAGTAGGTAAAGTAATTTCAGTACATAAGTTTGAGTGGTGTACTTTTAATCCTAATTTCTTTTGTGTTTCAGGCAATGCTTCATTGATAGTATCTATAAAAGAAACATAAGGCTCACCAGTGGCTACTCTATTTTCTAATAACTTTTGCCACAACTCTCTAGCTGATGCTGTACGCACTACTTCTTTTGTATGTGGGTCAATCAAATTCCAACTGTCATCATACGTAGGTTCAGCTACACACTTTTCAATCAAGTGCATAAAATCATCTGACACATTTATTGCATGATGTAGGTTAAGACATTTTCTATGTATGTCTCCACCGCTAGGTTTTCTCATTTCTAAAAATTCAATTATCTCTGGGTGAGACATGTCCATGTAAGCCGCATAACTACCACGCCTTGTTTTACCTTGAGAGAATGCAAGTATCTCACTGTCTACAACGTGAAGAAAAGGTATTGAACCAGATGATTGTGAACCACCTGAAGTGCTTGTACCATCTGAACGTACATGTCCCCAGTAGCCACCTATGCCACCACCAATAGAAGCTAACCAAGCATTCTCTGTGTAGTGTCCTGTTAATCCTTCTCTACTATCTCCTACATAATTTAAGAAGCAAGAAATAGGCATACCTCTATTTGCTCCGCCGTTAGATAAAATAGGTGTGGAATACATGAACCATAATTTAGAAGCGTAATCATATATACGCTGTGCCATCTCATCATTATCAGAGAATGCTTTAGCGGCTCTCATAAATCCATCTTGCGGTGAGTTCTCGTTAGGTAGTAAGTACCTATCTTTTAAAGTTGTCTTACCAAAGTCAGTAAGTAGTTCGTCTCTTTCGTAATTAATCATCTTTGCTTTCTGTTACTGTGGGTTTGGCTTCTTTATCAATAATAAAATCTATGTATTGTTTGGCTTTCTTTAAATCTTGAATGCCGTTCTTATGTCTCCAACGAGTTATGTACTTAACAACATTGCCTTCACAATAAGAAAGTTTGTTTTTAACAATGTAATCTATGGGTTCGATACCGCCTTGATTATAGTGTACTGGTTTACTTATATCGTCCATAGTTTTACCTTCCCTGTTTTCTTATTGTATTCTCCATGTCTTAAAATGTGTGCGACCCTAGCTTGTTGTAAGGCTTCTTTTTCTGTGTAACCTTTTTCTTTGTAGATACCTTTGACTACTTTCCACAAATCTTTGAGTGTGCAGTTGGTATATTTAAGAAGTAGTTTCTCTGCTGTTTTAATTCCAACACCTTCAATTCCATCATAGCCATCTGTCTTGTCACCCATGATTGCCTGTATCATAAAATTATAATTAGCTATCTTCTCTGGTATTTGTTCAAAGCTACTACCGTCTTGTGAAAGATTACATGGGATTGTTTTCATGTCTTTATCTATACTAACTAATATTCTTTCTTCAGTTAGTGCAGGTTCAGTTGCCATAATACCCATGACATCATCAGCTTCTAAGTTAGCCCAGACAACACCATTATGTTTTTTCATAATGTGTTCTCGCATAGCACCTAGAACTATTGGTTTACGTTTTTCTTTCCTGTTTGACTTGTATGTAGGTAAGACATCTTTTCTAAAATTATGTTTATCTGTTAGTGCCACAACATAATCGTCTGCTGACAAGTTAGAACCTAAGTCATCTATCACTGCGTCTAACTGTTGAATACAATTGTTCTCATCAGCATGTAATGTCCATAGTCCATCACCCCAGTTGATTGGTCTCTCATTGTTAGTAGCTATTTGATAAGCAAGTATATCGCCATCAATTACTAATACTCTTTTCTTTTTGTATCTATCACTCATTTTACTATCCTTTGTTGCATAGATTTGCTTAAATTTTTTGGTAGGAATATTTCGGCTAACGGCACAAGAACAAACTTGCTTCTCCAACCATCACCACCATTCTTTAATGTTTTGATATATTTTTTAGCCAACCTTTTGATTGTCTTTGTGTCAAATATCATTCTACAATAATCTTTGTCACCATCTGCCAAGATGTGACACCAGTAATCAGACGTTGTAGCCATGACACCTGAAGGTTTGCCATTACATTCTATCTCTATTGCAATGTTACCTGTTTTAAACCACCAGTCTCTTTCTGTTTTAACTTCTATCTTGGTCTTATCTTTATCTAAGATAGATGCTAAACGCTTCTCTCTTTCCTGACCATACTTTAGGTCAAGGTCAAATTTTTTATTATACATTAGTGTGTTCCACTCCAATTAGTTGATATTTTATATTCGCCTGTTAGCGGCACTCTTAATTGGTAGTGTTCACCTGCACGTTTAATACATTCTACTGCTATCTTTCCAATATCTTCAGCGTCTTGTTCTTCACACTCAACTTGTATTTCATCATGTACCCATACAACTTGTTGTGCGTTCTTAAATTTCTTAACTTCTTTATTAAATTCTACTAACCATTTCTTACAAAGAATAGCTCCTGCACTTTGTAACAATGTGTTGAGTGCTGAATAACTATTACGAACTTTGATTTCTCTTTTGTCTAAACCTTTAATGAAACCACGTTCAGCCGCAGACTGTACGCCTTCAATAAGTTTTGCTAACGCAGGTAAGTTATTTAAAAATCTTTTCTTAATCTTTCCTGCTTCTTTAAAAGGTTTGTTAATTACTTCAGCTATCTTTTTGACTGAACCACCGTAAAGAAAACAATAGTAAAATCTTTTTGCATTGTCTCTGCTGTCTAACCCTGCAAGTTTCTGTGTCTCTGTATGTATGTCACCTTCAAGTACAACTTTAGTGTATGCACCGTTGTCAAACTTAGACATAAAATGGCATAGCATTCTAATTTCTAAACCTGAAACATCTATACCCACTAATCGTTTACCTTCTGGCACTGTAAATAATTCCCTGCATTCTTTACCATAAGGTGCAGACGAACTAACCACCTGTCCTAAATTTGGGTGAGAGTGACTTGCTCTTTGAGTTACACAAGAATTTGTATTACATGTTCCATGAATTTTACCATTACGTTCATGTTTTAACCAAGCCTGTGAGCCATTAGATATTTGTGCAATTCTTTTAGTTAATAAAAAAGTCTCACACAATACTTTAGCTTCTGGGTACGGTAGTTTGCCAAGAATTGTATCATCTAGTTTAGCTTTACCATCAGTAGTAAATTCTTTTGCGTCCCAATTATATTTATCTTTTAATCTTTGAGCTACATGGTGTCTGCTTGAAGGATTAAATATAGTAACTTGGTCTTTTAATTTCTTACCTGTTTTAGTAGACCATCTTTCAGTTACGATAGGTTCAAACACCCCTTGTAATTCTTCAGCTAACTCAGCTTGTCTTGCTTTTAATTTAATAGACAACTCTTCTGCTTTAGCTCTATTAAAAGTAAAACCATGTTGTTCTTGTTTAAATATTAAAGAGGCTACTTCATGCTCTAAGTCCATAGCTTCTTGAGAATAGCTTTTTTCTTCTAAGACTTTCCACAGTTTGTAAGTAACTTCCGTATCTTGAATACAATACTCAAGCATTTCAGGTGTAAATGTTTGCCAATCGGTATCTATTTGTTCTTTGTACTCACCTATTCTATTCCCCCATGCTTTTAATGAGTGTCTACCTATACAATCTTTTGGAAAATCTTTTCTTGAAAAATCATTATCTTTAATGTCACTATATACTAATCTTGTACCCACTAATGTGTCGAAAATTTTACCCCTAAATGTAGCGGAATATAATTTTTCTAATACAGGAATATCAAACTTAATAATGTTATGACCTATGATTAACTCTGCGTCTTCTAAAAGTTTAATAGCGTCTTCATTACTAGGTGTAAGTATTTCACCTGTGTCTATATTTTTTAAGACAATGCAATGTACTTTGTCACACACATCAAGAAAGCCATTAGTTTCTATATCAAAGATAAAAGAACTCAAAGTTTTACCTTCTTAATTTTTAATACATTGACAGTAGGTATAGTAGTTACGTTACCTACGTCACCCAATGTACCATCATCATTAAAATTTACATCTGAAGCTAATACATGGACATCTTTGTCAGCTTTAAGTAACCAACCATTTGAAATACAAATAGTTATTTTACTATTAACTGCGTCTTTTAAAGAAACCCATTCAGCCGAACCATTTATATCTTTCCAATATAAAGAAACGAATTGTGCGTTTAATATCTTTTTATTTATTGTTGGTAATTTCATTTATCCTTTTTGTTGCTATTTGAAAATAGTTGTTGTCTAATTCTATTCCTGTAAAATTTCTGTTAGTGTTTTTACAAGCCACTCCTGTAGACCCTGAACCCATTGTAAAATCTAAAACCGTATCATTTTCGTTAGTATAGGTTTTTATTAAGTATTCTAATAATGCTACAGGTTTTTGAGTTGGGTGTAATCCTCTCTCATTTTTAAATTCTATTATTGTTTTTGGATAATTTGTAAATTCACTTTTATTTATTGATTCATATTTACCTAAAACATCTGTATTTTTGCCTCTACGATTTTTACCCTTTAAATTTTTTTGTAAATTTTGTGGTTTGTATATTTTTGAATTAAAAATACTTATAATTTCTATTTCTTTTAATGGTCGTTTTTTTGCATTTAAAAATCCCATTATATTTGATTTTTTCCAAATCCAATCATACTTAAATTGTTTGATATTACTCATTCTTAAAGCACTACTAAAAGGCTCACTACCAAATAATGCTATACAACCCTTATCTTTAATTATTCTTTTTAATTGATTCCACATTGGTTCAAAAGGAATAACACTATCCCATTTACATTGTGTCGTTCCATAAGGTGGGTCAGTAAGTATTAAATCTACTGAATTGTCTTCTAGCTTTGACATCTCTGCTAGGCAATCTCCGTTTATTAAATTCATAATTAATGTAATGTTTCTAATTTAACTTCCACATACCAAGCCTCATCTTGTCCACCTAAAGCTAGGTTTGTTAGACTGTCTTGCAACATGAATGCTGTTTTTAAACTTCCTACTGTTATTGTTTGTTTCTTGTTAGTGGTTTTTGCTTTTGCCAATGCTTCAGTAACTAACCCTGACCAAAATAAAGCGTCTCTTTTTTTCTTTGCAGATACTTTTTTAATAGTCATCTAAAACCTCTGATGTAGTTTCAGAAAGACAACCTGTTTCTAAATTATATAATAAAGAACATGCTTTGCCTGTTTCACCAGAATATCTATTTTTAAGAATTGCTAGATTGGCTATTTTTTTATCTGACTTGATGTCTCTGGATATAGAAATAATTAAATCTGATAATTGACCTATTGAAGCTGAACCTCTAAGAGCATTCATGGTAACTTCTTTACCGTCTTCGTAACCTTTATCACCTTCTGACCTTCTTAGATGGCTAATAAGTATGACACCTATGCCTGTTTCTTCTACAAGTGTTCTTAATGTGCTTACAAAATAATCAATTAACTTTCTTTCATCATTAGTATGTTCATCACCCAATGCAGATAAAGCCATGTGTAAATGGTCTAATACTACAAAGTCTACTTCACATGATTTTGCTAAATATCTTATCTTAGTAAGTAAGTTATCTGCGGCTGTACAGCCAAAGTGATTAAATAGATAAAAATTCCCATTACCAACAGTTGATTTAAAAGTCTCTTCAAGTTGTGTTTCATTAATACCTTCTCTTGTTAAATGCAGAGGTTTTTGAAGGGCAACACCCATGATACCCAATGCACTACGTTTAATACTTTCTTCTAAAGCTATGTAACCAACTTTAAAATCTTGTCTTAATAAATCTAATGCTACGTGACGACAGAAAGAAGATTTACCTACACCGCTACCTGCTGTAATAGTTGTAAGCTCACCTTTTCTTAAACCATGTGTCTTATTGTTAAGGCTTTTAAAAGGGTACTGTGCTGTAACGTGTTTATCTTCTTTTAATATTTCTTCAAAAATTTCAGAACCTAATACGATACCATCAGGTCTATATGGTTTTGCATTCCACATAGCTTTTTTAAGTTCTTCTGTTCTACCTGCTAATAACATTTCGTTAGCGTCTTTAAGTGGTAGAGAAGCAATCTTGGCTTTGTTAGGCGTAAAAAGTTTTGCAACTTCGTTTGCCGCTTTCTGCCCTGCTTCGTCTTGGTCGAAGCATAAGATTACATTCTCGTAACCCTCCAAGAATTCGAGAGAATTTTGAATATCTTTTTTTGCACCTGCCGCACCTGTTTTGATGGAGACAAAATCAAAATTGTTATCGTTAACTTGACTAAATGAAAGACAATCAAGTTCTCCTTCACAGACAGTAATATATTTTCCTTTTCCTCTACAAGTTTCTTGTCCAAACAAACCTGCTTCTTTTGGATTACCTACCCATTGAAAATCTTTATTAGGGTATCTAAATTTTTGTGCTACGATTTCTTTGCTATCATTATAATAATTAGCAATATGACATGGACGTGCAAACCATGAACCTACTTGGTAGTTATATTTTTTTACTGTATCTAAATTAATTCCTCTTTTATTAAGAGGTAAGTGTTCACCTTTAACAAAGTTAGTAACCTCTTCTCTTTTGATTGGTTGTAATTCGGCATTCATAATTGTTGATTTTCCTTTTGTGGTGTGTTGACATGAGAAACAATGTGTATGTCCGTCTGAATAGACGGCGTTAGCGTCAGACGAAGAACAGTTGTCACAAGGCTCGTGATATAAAAATTCGCTTTCAGTTTCGTTCATAATGTAATAATTTGTGTGAGTTTAAATAAGTGAGGGCTTCGTGGCGGAATGGTTACGCAGAAGATTGCAAATCTTTGTATCCCAGTTCGATTCTGGGCGAAGCCTCCAAAGAGTTGAGGTAACTTCAGTCTCCCTCCATTACCCCATAAATACGAAACGCCTCTAGCTATTTCTAACTAGAAGCGTCTCAATCAACAATCGCCTGTACATCAAAAGACATACACGATTTTTTGGAGTTAATTGCATTTCTGCAACCCACTACCTCAACGCTATACTTTGTTTTGAGCCTTTTTACAAGTTCACGTAAAGATACGTATTGCTCGATTGTAAAGTTAACGTCAAGACCTGTACCATCTTCCAATAGCCCTCCTACGAGACCTATTGCGATAGAATTTTTGTTAGTAATTAAAGGTTGGTTGATAGGTAGTATTGCACCAGACATTTCTTCTTTACGCCCAGTCTCTACAGTTCCATCTCTTTTAATTATAAAGTGAAACGCATTATAGAAATAACCTTCTTTTGCATGTTTTAAAGTTATATCCTTTGCGTTTAAATCTTCACTTGGTTTTGTTTTAGTTGAGTGAACAACTATAAAATCTGTTCTTTCTCTGTTATTATTCATTTAGCCACTCCAACGGTATGTGTTTATCTGCAAACTTAAATCCATATTTTTCAGACCACATTGCATAAGTTGTTTGCGATTTTTTTGAGATACGACTTCGTGAATTACTAAAAACAAACCTGATGTCTAATTCAGGGTGTTGTTCTTTTACTAATCGCATTTTTTGTCTATCAGCAGAAGTGAACAAACCTTTGGTTTCAATATAAATGTTTTGCTCTTGTAGGTAAAAGTCTGGCGTATACGTATGAGCTTTCGTAGGTTTGACATAAGTCAATTTAACCTTCTCATAGGTATACGTTACCTTATTAGCGTCTAACTCTTGTGAGATAGCTATTTCTAAACCAGACCTGAAACCATGTTTCAAACCAATTTGATTAGAAGTCTGTCGAGGACGGTGATACTTCATTTTCAAATGTGTTTTCTGCTTGTGGTGCAACATAGCCATCTTTGATTTCTTCAAAGCCATGAGTTTGTGAACCTGCACCTTTGCCACCTTCGACTAGCTTGGCTACTTGCACAGCTTTTAATCTCAAGCTGACACCTGCACCTGCCATAGCGGTGTAATAAGGTATCATATCAGCAGAAACTTTCATTTCACTGCCAGACCAAATCTGGTCTTTCATAGGTGTACCTTTGCTATCGAAGACTGGAATTTTAATATCTATAGTCTCACCACTTTTCATATTAATTTTAGCTTTTGCTTTAAATTTAAAAATGATGTTTCCAGTTGGCTTACCTTCTAAATATTCTTCTTCGAAGGGTAAGTTAGCTGTTTTAGGTTCTTTACCTTTAGATTGCTGTTTAGCCATTTCTAAAGATGTTTTCATCTCGTCTTTAATAGACTTAATGATTGACTGTGCCTCAGACCCTTTGACAATTAGGTTAGTCTTAAAGTGACCACCATTCTCTTTATCAAATTTAGTATCTGGGGTATTAAGCCAACAATATTGACTAACGCCTACTGGTGTTACCAATTTGTTATATACTTTTTTGTTCATATTATCCTTATTTGTTGTTGTTTCTTTGATTTACTCCAAAGAGACTGTTGATTGTCTAATAGGGCAGGTTTACTAATCCCACCCTGCTTAGTTTCCGATAGTGCATACAATTAGGCAAAGAAATACTTACATTTGTGTAGTAAATCTAAATCTAGCTCACCATCTTTAGGTCTTTCAGGTAGTTCAGCTATAGCCTCATCTGATAACGTCTCTGATACTTTTGCCTTAAAATCAGAAAGTAAATCTTTAGAGAAAATACTTACAAAGGCTTCTCTAATACTTTCATTAAGTTTATCTATATCACAGGCATGAGTTGCAAAACTATCATGCACATTGCAAAAGTTTTCTATTCCTTTTTCTCTTGCAATGTTAACCGTCCTAATCATACAGGCACTATCTAACGAGTGAACGTAGTTAGCAGGACAGCTATTACGCTGTTTCATTTTGTCGGTCTCTGGTTTGGCTTCTCTTATTGTGGATTGGATTACCTGTCCCATCAAATGTGTCTCTACCCTTCTACTTTTTATTTCTGGGTAATATTGATAAACAGGAAAACCTACTGGAGTTACCCAGTGTATAGGCACACCTTCCTTTGCGACAACTTTTGCTATGTCCTGCAAATATCTCATTCCTTCTTTTGCAGATTTTAAGTTCTCACCTATTGATTGCCAAATTAATTTTGACAAATATGTTGATGGTTTGAACAAGTCATCAAATGGGTGCATTTCTCCTTTATCTTTTCTTTTAGTTAAGTCTTCAACTACAAAGTCAGTACATGCGTATCTTGTACTTCCATAAGTAAGTGTCATAACAGGTCTTTTACAAGTAGACCTTTTAACACCGTAGTCTAACCACTTAGTAGCTAACTCTTCTCCTTCAGCAGATTTTTGTTCTGCATTTTTAACTACTTCATCTTTCACAAGTCCATAGATGTCTTGTGGTACATCATTAGGTACACAGTTTACTAATGACCCTGCAACTTTATCTTTAAGTAATAAAGAATAAATTTGTAAGCCATTACAAGAACCATCTACGTTAACTGGAATATGAGAAATAAATCCATCACCTTCTTTTGTGTATCTATTCCACTCATCACAAAATGCTAAAAACTGAAAAGCATTATCTGCGTCTTCCCACTGCCTATTACCAATAGGGTCTTCAGCACATGCCTTAATCCAATCAGCATTGTCATAAGTCCATTTTTCTCTATCTTCAAATGTTACTTTGTCGTTTCCCCACATGTTTGCTCCATGCACAGATAGCCAAAATACACCTCTGTTCTCTTTTGTGATGGCTTTACCTTGACTAAAATTTAACAGAGCTTTCGCACCGTTAATAGATTGATAGTTAAGAAAAGCAGGAACACAATATGCACGTCCTCTAAAGTCTAACTGTATTGGAAAATACATAGTCACATATTCTTTGAACTGCTCTGCTAAATTTATAATTTTAGCATAAAGCATTCTTTTAGATGACATACGGTTATTCTCTGTGTGTACAATTACACAGGCTTTCTTATACTCAAATAGAGCTTCTTTATTGGTATCTATATCGTGAGGTTTTTGTGGTATGTCTAGGTTTTCAATGGGTGGCATTCCTCCTATTGAAAGAGACTTATCCCAAGCATTCTGCATAACCTCAAGTATAAAGGTATTAATCCTATAAGCCGTACTTTGCATTAGATTAACTGCACTTGTAACTTCAGGCATGTCATGGTTTTCTAGCTCATTGGTAAATTTCTTACCACGTTGCTTAACAAGGTCTAATTCTGGCATTTCTGATGTCCAGTACCCATGACCTTGTACTTGTCCGTCTACGACTGATTTTGGAGCAAGAACCATAGGTAAATACTCTGGGTTTAATAGCTCATTAAAGCTATTTCTGTCTTGTATCCATTTTTTAGTAAAAGCAGTTTGCCTTATAACTTTAAAGGTTTTGTGCTTATGTTGGTCAGTGCCTATTTCTATAAGTCCTACACTTTCTACCATTAAGGTAATTAATTGCATTCCTGTGTGTAGTCTTTCGGTAGTTGACCATTCTTCCCAACTTACAACTTCATCTTTCTTAGCCATTTCTCTGTATTTTCTTCTTTTGTAGGTATAGTTAAAAGACCTCTTGTCTAAATCTTTTTTAACTATGTGGTATAAATCTGGATTTAAGTTCTTAAAATTTTTAAGACTAATCTCAGTTTCAATTCTACCTCCTAACTTAATTGCAGTTGCAGTTAAATTTTTGGTAGTCGTGATAGTATTCATAATATGCTTTAAGGCTATCAAAGCAGTTACTTTTGGGTCTTTTATTTGGGAGATTTTTTGAAGGGCTATAGGTGTTTTAGAATGAACATTAGATGACGCTTGTTCTACCCATTCACTAATTGCCTCTGCGTATGGTCTGATAAGATTTGCTACTAAGACTTTTCCGTAGGACGTAACACTTTCGTCTTCTCTTTCTATGTGAGACAAACGCCTTTTATTAGTCCTATGTTTTCCTCTTTCATTACCCATTTTTTCTAACTCTTTTTGATTTAAAAAGTCTGGCATTATTTCAAGTATTCTCATGTATTCTCCTGTTGATTGATTATGCAACTGCGGAATGACCTACAATTTAGGTTCTATCCTTTGCTATTTGTCGTACAAGGTAAGAGAGAATAGTTGTTATTTTACTTAACTAATTTAAGATTTAACTATCCACTGAGTGCAAAGACACGAGGATTGCAAATCCTATTGTATCTATGCACACATAATTAGTATGCTTTTATTAGTTAAATATATACTCATTAATCAACTATCCTCTAATTACCATTATTCCTTAACTAGCTTTGTTAAAAGTGTTAAGAACATTTACTGCGTCTCGTAGATTATTAGGTATTAAATGTGAATACCTGCTAATCATTTTCCATGACTTATGACCTAACATCTGACCAATAAAGTGAAGTTCTACTTTACCTGATTGAGCCATACGTGTTGCACAAGTGTGTCTTAAACAATGAATGACAAACTCTTTGTCGTCTTGAAGGTTCATTGCTTTTCTTAGTCTTCTCCAAGTATTCTCACAAGTCCAATATTTTAAATGTGAAAACACTAGGTCGTTTCTTCCTACCGCTTTTTTAAGTAACTTCTCAACGATTAACTTAGCACGTTCTGTTAAAGGTACACCTCTGGGCATATTGTTTTTAGTTACCTCTTTAGGTAAATTAACAACATAATGACCATCTACATTGTGTATCATTAGCTTCTTAATAGATAACGCTTCGCCAAGCCTTAAACCGCTATCGATAAGAAAAAGATAGAACTCTAAATAATCAACCATATTCCACTCGGTCAATAATTTAATTATTTCTTTTTCTTCGATTGGCTCAAGGTATCTTTCTCGTCCATTGTTACTTTCGTCCTGCCATTGAATATGAGGCATTCTATCTAAATGATAAATAGACTGTCTCTGATTGGCATAACGTAACATCTTAGAGATTGAGGACATATAACGATTAATAGTTGCAGGAGCAAAACCTCTGTCCTCCAACGTATCCACAAGATTTTCTATGTGGCTATCGTTAACTTCAGTTACAAGCATTCCCTTACCAAGCATATCAATTATTTTCTCGGCTCGTTTAGATTGCAACTTTTCCCAACCTTTAAGTGTTAACTTGCGGTGTATCTCCGTCAACAACTTGACATTTTTTGTCTGTTGCATTTGTACCTCCGCTTTTCATTGTTATTTGACCCATTCAAGAAGAGTATTGTGTACCCTTCTTCCCTTTGCTGTAAGACGCACAAGTTTTCTACGTCTTTCCATTGGGTCTTCAAAGTTCTCTAATAGACCTATCCCAACTTTTCGGTGTCTGTTGATAGTTGCTAACTTATAGCAATTTCTTGAAACACTTGATTGAGCTATGTCTAAAACCTCCGATATAGCTTGTTGAGCCACACCGTCTTTACCGCCTTTATCCGCTACATAGAAAAAAACAGATATAGCTTGAGCCTCTAACTGTGGGTCAAACTTTCTCATTTCTTCTATAATCTTCAAAAGATTATTACTCATTTTCTTTCTTCTTTCTTTCATGTCTGTTGTCTCTTGTTTTTACAAAGTGAGGTTGACTACACTTTGTTAAAGTCACGATAAATACAACCTATATTTTCCAAAATCAATTATAGTTTCGTACTCATCTTTACTCACTTTTAGATTACTCCAAATATTATATTTTTCAATATAGATTTTAAAAAGAATAAAATTGATATTCATAATTATCCTTTTGTTAGTTGTTAATAGTATCGTGTACTAATAGTTGGTTACACCAAGCGTTATTAAAGGTGTAAATTATATATTTTCTCATATTTCTCCTTTCTTTTTGCTAATGCTATCCTGTCGCACATAATATGTGCAATAGGAAATAATGAGTTATTAACATGCAAAATACACCGTCTAGTCTTTAGACGGCATTTCGGCTATTGAAGCCTCGTCAGTTTTGCTTTTTAGAACTTTTCCATTAGTCCTCCATTGTTGATTTTTGGATTTAATCTCTGCAACCAATAGGTTCTGGTTTATTATGTAACACCCCACACCCTAATGGACTTAAATCGCAAAAAGGATACGCAGGACAACCTAAATGTTTTCTATCATTATCTAAGTTTTTTTTAGGTTTCTTTTTTTTAGCAGTGATTTTTGATTTCTTTTTCTTGCCAAAGATGGCGTCCCAATTCTCTTTGTATTTCTCTGAGGGTATGTGAACGCCGTCTCGTATTTTATAAGATTTAAAGCCTGACATTATTTAAAAGATATCTCCATCATGCCGTCACCAATGTTTTTTGTTTTGATACCTGAAAAGTCTTTTTTCAATCTTTTTGAAAGCACCTTGTAAGCCTTATTTTTTAATACTGAAGGTTTAGACCATGTAAGGCTTTTATCCCTCATCATTTTGTCCTCGTCACTCATGTATATTTTTTTTTGTCATGTTTCACTCCGTTGATTGTTGATTAAATAAAAACGCCGTCTAGTCCACGCTTCAGTCAATACTAAAAAGTTTGATAATCACGCTAGAACTAGAAAACATTTATTTGATTTGACTTATATAAAAAGTCTCAAAGCCTACTCTGTGTGAATAGGCTTTAAGTCTGTCTATAACTTTTTAATTATGATTTTTGCTGTTTTATCTTTCATAATTTTTCTTGCTTGATTGATGGCTTTTCTATCTGAGGCAATAAACATACCTTTAACAGTTGTTGGAATACCGCCCATAGTAATTCTTTGGGGAATATCCATAAAAGCATAATAAGTGTCTATTGTCCCATCATTGAAATTCATACAATGTTTATAAATTGTATATTCTTGCTCTACCATTTTTGCTCCATTGTTGATTGATTAAATAAAAACGCCGTCTAGTCCTTAGCAAAGAATTAAACGGCGTAATTGTATTATTTATTAACTAACTTTTTTAATAGGAAAGTTAATTACATTAGATGTTGGACGCAGTGAGGCTCGGACTTTTTGCACTGTACTTGTCGCCAAGTAACACACCGCCAACTCTTCGAGGCTAAAAAGTGAAAGTTGTTTCACTAACTAAGCCAACCTTCAGCAATAGCATTATGAAACATTTTTAGCTTTTGCTCTTGTGGTGCGTTTTGGTAGTCCTCAAAGTGTTTCTTCTTCTCGGTCTCGTCTCGATACTTAAAGGCACTCTCTGCCCTTTGTATCTTTTGAACACATCTTGCAATCTGCATGTGTGGTTCTCCTATTGTTGGTTGATTGTTGATTGACTTTTAAAAAAAAAGTCTCAAAGCCTACCCTGTGCAAATAGGCTTTAAGTCTGTTTTTAATTTACCAACTTTTATTGAAGATATGAACTTTGTAATTGTCCGCCTTGCACTCCATATAATCAAATGACAAATCACGCTCAAAGCTGTCATAGTCAAAATATCTTGCAAGTGTAGAATTGCTGTCATTGTCTAAGCCTTCAACGGTGTCGTTTGCGTAATCTTGGGCAAACTCTTTGAAGCTGTCATAAGTACCGTGAAAAGCGTCTTCAAAATGTTCAAGGTCTTCAACTGACCAATGTTCAATGAAGCCTTCAACCGCTTTTACTCCGTGCAATTTAATTGCCTCCACAACTTCAATTACTTTTTCTAAATCTGGATATTCTCCCAAATTTGGAAAATTGTCATAGTCATGTATTGCGTATTCCTCTGCGTCTGGACTTGGTGACGATTTAAGAACCTCCGCAATTTGTGCTTCTAGTTCGTCTTTGTCTGTCTTTGGCTCAATCCAAGAACCATACAGAACGCCTGAATTGTAAGACGATAAACAAGCTATGTATATTTTAGATTTTTCTATTTCGTCAACTTTGCTTAACTCATTTGTTTTAATTGTATTAGTTTGCATTGTGTTAACTCCATGTGTTGATTGTTGATTGTTGATTTGACTTTATAAAAAGTCTCAAAGCCTACCCTGTGTGAATAGGCTTCAAGTCTGTTTATAATTAATATTTATGAGTTCTTAACTATGTACATTTTACGAACTCTTACGGCTCGGTTTCTATCGTCAAATACAACAGGCTCAATTTTATTTTTAATCATGTTGTTATATTGGTTCTGGTGTTTTTCTAATTCGTGCAAAGCCTGTGTGTAGTTTAGTTTCTCATCTTCAAAGAAATAAAAAGACTTACTCAGGTTTTGCGTATCAACTTTAATTGAATAGGTGTCCATGTGTGTCTCCGTTGTTTGTTTCAGCGTTGCTCCGCCTCGTCAGTGACGTATTAAACGCCATACAAACAAGCTGTCCGTAACATCACGCTAGTGACCGCTTACAGCTTCGGAGGACTTTCCACACACCTTAAAGACTTACTCGCCCAGATAAACCAACTCGCAATGGTTGTGCCTGTGTGTGGCTCATGTTTTTTGTATGTAGATAAAAAACAGTAAAAATAAATAACTATTCTCTCTGTAAACTAAGCATATGTGGATTGCAATAGTTAATTTCACTTTTTTTCATTTTTTTTGTATAAGCTAAATAAGGCTTATTTAGTGTGGTTTATAGGACTTTATAGGATTATAAGTTATTTAATAGGATTTTATGGGAGGAATTAACGCTATAAGTGCATACATTAATATTTATCATTTAAAGTGATACCAATTGGAAAATGAAAACTAAAACTCTTATTTTCTTTAACCTTCTTTATTTTTGTTTTGCTCTTTCTCTTTGTCTCTTTGCCTTTGAGTGTCTTTTGGTATCTTCTCTGGGCTTCTCTTTGTGCTTGTGTTTTCATAGTCTTTCTCTGGTTGTTTGTATTTGCTTGGGTGTTTAAATGTGAATGTCATTGATTATCTCTATTAGGTTAATATTCTAATAGTGCAGGTTTACTCTCTGCGTGTACTCTTTATAGTTATTACTATTAATGATATAATTACTGAGGTGATACCTATAGATAGACCTTAGGTTAACTTTAAGAGATACTTTAAGTAGATACTTAGAGTGTATCTTTTTTATCATACCTTCTAATAGTGCAGGTTTACTATTCATTAACCTTATGACCTTAACCCTGCGTTACCTTCTCAATGCCTCTGTGCGTGGCTCTGTGTGGCTCTGTGAGTGTGTTCCTGTGGTGCATTAGATGAGTTGAAGGATTGCACGGCGTGTGCCTGTGCGTGGTACTTAAAGAGTAACAAGGCGTGTGTCTTTGCGTGGTACTTAAAGAGTAACAAGGCGTGTGTCTTTGCGTGGTACTTAAAGAGCCAATGCAAAAAAACAGACTATCTCTCACACGTACACGAATAAAAAAAGTACACGCCCACACAGCCCCACACAAAGGATATGCAGTCCTTATACATAGAAAAAACCCTTTAAAGCCTCACTTTTGGTAGTTTTTGCACTCGCCCACACGCACCGCACGGGGGAAACTGCCGTCCTGTGTATATCAAATACCCACACAGATTTTCTCTTTAAATATTTGCCATGCGTTCAGACATACGGTTAGCACGATTGGGTGTCTGTTTAGCCCATAGACTATCTAGCATCTCCACACTGGCAGTCTTATAGTCCTCATCTTGTAGAGCTTTAAGCATACCCTTAAACTTAGAGACCCCATAAGCACCCATCTGATAACACATTTCAACCACTATATGTCTAGCAGTGTCGTGGACATTGGGACATAACATAAGGACATCTTCCGCACCTGTCACAGCACGAGCAAAGTCTCTTTCAAAGAGCTTTTCCCACCCTGCCATATCTGTAGGTGTATCTTCGCCTTCTATCATTTTGTGACCATAGCCACCTGTTTCAAAACCTAAAGTATCTTTATAAACTTCCATACGGAAACCTTCTTCTTTTTTAATCTCTTTTTTAGTCTGTTCTAAGTCCATTATATAAACCTTTCTTTAGTCTGTTTTCTTCCAATATTATTTTCCATAAATCTTTCTAATTCTTGGTCTAACAACTCTTCCTTGTGTTGATTGTAAGATAAGGTTTGGTCTCTATCTAACCTATCTGTCCAATATTTAGCACACATGGCTAATGCGTCTATGGCATCATCATGTCTAAGTGAACCTTTGTCTCTAGTAAGCCTTGTCATCTGTCTAAACAACTGATGGTCTGGCTCATTCTTAAAATCTTCTTTAATTAGTAAATCATCTACGACTAACCTATGACTATTCATCAAAGGCTCTAGTGTATCAATTATACGTTTTTCTTTCTGTGTATTATGTCTAACTTCCTCAATCTCACATGGGTGTATCTTTGCCATGATAGGTTTTAACAACTGAGTTGCCATACCATCACCAAAGTTACTCTCAATGACTACATAGTTAACATCATGCTTCTTAGCAATATTTGATAACCTAGCCATAGTTGTATCTGAGTATCCACCTTCAAGACTACCTTGTGCAGTCAGATATAGAACTCCATGAAGCATCTTTAATACTGCATAAGCTGTTTTATCTTCTCCTCTACCTGATGGGTCAATAGACATACATGTACCTTCAAACGGAGTGAACTCTTCAGACATATACATAGGAGCTACAAAGTAATCTCCTTTAAGTCCCACATTGGGAATATCTGGGTCTATAGCTTTCATTTGCTCTGGTGCTGAAGCCCATTGTATCTTTGCAGGTGCTTCTTTCCAAGTTGAACAACCTGAAGCTATTATTAAATCGTTTAATTTTAGAGGGTATCTATTTGCATCAGACAATGAAGTGTCCAACATAAATTGTAAATTAAAACCTGAACGACCATACGAAGCTAATCGTTCCATCAAATCTGTAGCATCAAATCTTTTAGGGTCTGTAGGCTCACCTTCAACACCTTTAATAATACTCGCTAACTTATCTCCATAAGAGATTGTCTGAGTTTTATTAGGTACTAATGCTGTCCAGATTTTTGTCTTAAATCCTCTTTCACCTAATGAGTTGTACAATGACATCTCATTCTGCGGTGTTCCTAAAAATATAGTTCTACCAATTTCAGGTTTAATAATCGCATCAAACTCTTTAACTGTCTCTGACAATCTATCTCTCATAAGCTGAGTTTGGGAGTTATTTGCACTCTCAACGTCATCTGCAATAATAATATCGGCTCTTGAACCTGTCATCTGACCAGAAATACCCATAGACTTAACTGAGGGTGCATGACTGGCTGTAGCAGGTGCAACATCAAAGCTAATCTTTGAATGTCTTTGGTTATCTCTAGGTATTAAGTGTTGTAACATAGGCATCTCTGAGATTAACCTTTGTGTAAACGTACTGAAGTCATCTGCTCTAGTTTTACTTGCAGATACTACTAATATGTTTCTTTGAGGGTTTAGTAGTAACTGGTGACATACGTATGCCGAAGTAATCCAAGATTTACCTACACCTCTGAATGCTTCTATTACAATTCTTTTTTCTTTTGACTGAAGAAAGTCTGCAATGTCATATTGAATGGGTGTTGGCTCTGGTAAGTTTAAATGTTTCCAACATAAAAACAAAAAGTTCTTAAAGTTATTAATTCGTTTATCCATTAGTCCTCTGGGGTATCAAAAGGTACGCTATCTAAAAGGTTAACTTCTTTTTTAGCAATAGGGTCTTTTGAATATTGTTTACATATCTCAAGACAAACTTTCATCTCTGAAGCTGTTAGTTCGTCACCAGATTTTAATTTGTTATAAGAATGAGTTACTAATAATTGAGGTAACTCTTTTATTATTGTTTCTAAATTACTTTGGTCTTCCTTGTCCGTTGTATTTTTTAAAGGTACTTCCTTTGTTTCTTGACTTGACATGTATTCCTTTTCTTTTTTTAGGTTTTTCTCTAGGTACATAGGATTTTGCTGTTTTCATTATTTACTTAGCCTATCCATGTGATTATAAATTCTACCAATTTGTTTATCTATTGACATAATCTCTTCGCTTAACATTCCTAAATGAACCTCAAGTTCTACGATAGTCATTAGTACCCAACTAGAAATTCCTAAAAGAATTGCACCTAATACACCAATAAGCATAGTGTTGCGTTGTCTTTTCATTTAGCAATTTTTCCTTTGTTAATACCTTTTTTAATAACGTATTCTCTAGTTCCGTTTGCATTTACAGAAACTTCTTTTTTAAGATTTTTAAACAAAGCCATTTCTTTCTCTTTATGTTCTTTATTTTTTGTGAACTCTGTTAATTTTTTTATGTCTCTCATGTTTTTTAGATTTTGAATTAGGAAATTTAAACGTCCATAAGTCGTCTACAGTTTTGTTTAATTTTATAAAGATGTTGTCGATACCTCCAAAGAACCTTAATAAAAAGTTGTGCATTATTTTTTAAAGATGCTTGACACTTTAATACCAAATGATGCGGCGACTATTGCTCCGAAGATATAAAATATCTCTGAAGGCATAGCTGATAAAACTTCAGCCCAACGCATAAATCTTTCTGTTTCACCGATTAAAGGAAGTGTTAGTATGACTAAAAACCATATTAAAATTAGTTCGTCTTTTATTCCTGAATTTTGTATTTGTGCTACTTGTACTTCTTTACTAGCTTCTATTTCAGCAATTTGTTTATTGCCTCTTTTTTCTAAATGTGTTGAAAGTGCTTTTGTTGTATGACTGATTAAAGTTTTACCTAATAAACTAAAAAGCATAGCCTATTGCAAACATTAATGCAGACCAGATAACTAAAGATAGTAATTTCTTGTCTGTATTCATGTACCATATTTTAACTTTGTTAAGGTATGTTTTAGGGTTTTCTCCAAATATTATCATACTTTCTCCTGTGTTAATTCTTTGCATTCAAATTTGACTGCAAGTTTTTGTTTGTTAACTAAATCTGTTCCTATATTTTCTACTGCTTGTGATGCTTTAAGGTATCCTTGTTGGATACAATCGTAATGTGTGTCAAACTCTAAAGGTATTACTTTAGGATTGTAACATTGAGGTTGCCCTGCAAATGAACACAAATGCAGTATCAACACGTATTTAAAAATCATTATCTAAAGTTGAAATAACCTATCAGTCCAACTATTAGTGTGCCTATAGTCAATATAACTCTAAGTCCCCCTTTGCCCATAGCAACATCTGTTCTTAAAGATTTAATTTCTTTTCTCATTTCTTCTATAGATTTGAGAATGTTATTCATTCGTTCAGCACAAAGTTTCTCATGGCTTGAAAGTCTAACTCCAGTTGTTTGCTCTGCATACATCTGTACTGGATTAACTTTTTTTCTAGCCATCTATCTTGCAGTACATGGTACGTTATTAGTTCCAACTAGAGGTGCTTCGGCAAATGCCATGTAGATGTATGTTCCACCAGAACCATTTTGGTCGTTGTTGTCTTCTCTTAATTTTATCCCATTAGATAAAAAATCTACATCATTATAAGATGTACTTGTTGCTTCAGCATCACTTACATTTGCTCTTACGTCTGCATTTATTTCATTAAATGGATTTGCTCTTTTATTATCTTGCATAATCCAATTATATGCACCACTTGAAGATTTATACATAACAAAAGCAGGTTTAAATCCTGTATAAATAAATGTACCATCAACATTTCCATTACCTGTGTATGAACCAAATTTTGAATAGCCTTGAACATCTGCGAAGCAGTAAGCTATGTAAGTACTACCACTGGTATTTGTTGCACCTGAATTTCCTAAACTAAATACAGATGTTGTAGGCTCTGTATTATTCCATCTACTAGATGAAGCTGAAGAAGCTCCAGTAGTATCTAAAGCCATTCTTTTTGTTGCACCTAAAGTTTTGTGATAAACTTCCCATTGTTCTCCTGCAGTTCTTCTTTTAACAATAATCATAGATGGTGTTACACCTAAACCATGACCAACTGTAGCACCACTTGTAGAATTTCCAGAGTAACTAATTATAGAAAACCCAGCATCTGTATTTATACTTCCTGTACTATCAATAGTTCCTATTCCAGTTGCACTAGCATCATTTGTAAAAGAAGTTCCAGCTTTCCAGTTCCAAGAGGCTCTTGTTTCTCCATTAGCATTAACACCTGTATTAGAGCCAACTGAAAATCCATCACTTTCAAATGCAGTTAAAGTATCTGTATTTGTGTATTCTGCTGTAGTTGCGTTTGAATTTAAAACTTTCGTAACCCCTCTAATAGAATCAAATAAAGCATGACTTAAACCATCACTTCTACTTTTAATCCATGTAAAATCTGGTTGAAAATCTAAGCCAGTAATTGATTGTGTAGAACCAGTACCAGTATAAAGTTTAGTATTAAAGTGTTCTGTAGATTTATTAATTCCTGTGTATGCCATTATAAGTTTAATCCTTTTGTTGATAGAGCTGTGTAACCAGTTGGTACGTCATACTCAAATTTACCTATTCCTGATGCGTTTGAACCTTCTGAAGAAATTGCTGTTGTTCCGAAGTAGCCATTGCCGTAATTTGCACTAACTACTGATGTTCCAGTTGAATAAAGACCTGCACCCATATAATAAGTTCCAGCGTTTATTGAAAATCCACCTGTACCTGATGATGGATTTGCTGAATTTTGCCATGTTCCATTTTTAGAAATATAAAGTTTATTATTATCTAAATCTAAACCTACACCTATAATATCTCCAACTGTAAAAGAAGTTCCATAACTTCCTGCATGACCAGAACCAGTTATTCCACCAGTTTCATTTTCATAAAAATATGAAGTACTTATATCTTGTATACTTGTTGATGAAGTAGCAAGTGCAATTCCATCTACTTCTGTTATTCCCATTCTACAATATTTTGTACCAGCAGTATCTGAAACCCATTTAAATTCATTATAATATTTTCCACTTGAAGGTGCTATAGTTGAAAATGAATCTACCCAACTTGAACCAGATTTAGTAAAAGTATTATTACCATTAGAAAAAGTTGGTGAACCTGTTGTTATTAAAGGAGTTCCTGTAGCAAAGACATTGCTTGGAGAATCTTCAGTATTAGTTAAAGTTCCACCACCAAGAGTAAAGTCATTACTGTTAGCTGATTGGTCTGTAATTGTATTTCCATCTTTTAAAATTGTGAAACCATTAGTTCCCATTGTAAGAGTTGGAGCAGTATTAATTTTCCATTCACCAGTTGTTGCATCTGTAGAACCAAATGCTGATGCGTCATAAGCTGTTCCATCTACAAAGTGAACATGAGACATTGAGCCATCAAAATAACCACTATATGAACTTCCATTATAATAACTACCTACAACCTGACCATTTGAGGAACTTGTATTAAATAAACTTAAAGTAGCATTTAGACTTGGTTGTGTATTTGTTTGTAGGGAAGTTTCTTGTACTCCATTAACATATAATTTTATTCTATCTGTTGATGTACTTTGTGTTGTGTCCATTGACCAAACTATATGATACCAAGCTGAAGTATCTCTAAATAATCTATTAGTTTGAATACCTACTGTACCTGCATCATCCATAGCACATCTTAGTTTATCACTACTTGTAAAATCAATATAGCCAAACAAAGTAGAAGATATATTATTAGTAAAAATTCTTAAATTACTAGAACCTAAAGCACTTCTTTTAATCCAAAAAGAAATTGTACCTTTTTGAGCATTAGTTGGTGTTCCTGATGTTCTTGTTAAATATGTTGTAGCCATTAGTTAAATTGTCCCCCACCTGTTGCACCGAATGTTGATGATATAGAGAAACTTCTATCGGCAGTTTGTGCTTCAGCATCTGTTGCTCTAATTGTAAAATTGTATGTTGTAGGTGTAGTTGAACTTCCACCAAAGTCTGATGTTGTTAATGCACCTGAAGATGTATTTAAAGATACACCTGCTGTAGTTAAATTTGATGTTGTTTCAGAATAAGCCACTGTGCTATCTGAAGAAGCTGAAAGTGTCATTAGAGTTCCACTAAAGTTACCTGCATATGAACCCACAGAACCAGAGGCAGTTGACCATGTTGGTGCATCTGAAACTGTTAAAGATGCTGTAGCAGTTCTTACTGCATTACCATCTGGATTTTCTACTCTAACAAAGTAAGTACCATCTGTACCTAAAGTTACATTAATAGTTAATTGAATATTGCTATTTCTAACAACTGAATTTGGATATGTGATTGCACCAGTTGAAGCTATAAGTTCAACATTAGGTGTAGCTTCAAAGTTTGTTCCTGCAATAACAATAGTAGTCGCATCATTAGGAATAGTAGAAGGTGTCAATGAACTGATTGTTGGTTTAGTTTCTCCAACTGTAACAGAACCACCTAAAGATACTGCTGAACCATTAATTGTAATTGCACCTGTTCCAACTAAAGCTGAATTAGGAATTGAAGTTAATGATGCACCACTCCCAGAAAAAGTAGTACCAGTTAACGTACCAGTAATATTAATAGCACCTGTTCCAGTTATATTGTTTGAGTTTAAATCTAAATTACCACCTAATTGTGGAGTTGTATCTTCAACAACATTTGCAATACCTGGAGATATAGATGTCCAAGCTGAACCATTATAAAATTTTAAATTATTATCTGTTGTGTTAAATGCTAAATCTCCTTCGTCTAAAGATGTTGAAGGGTCACTTACTGCAATTCTATATCTATCTGCAAAAGAATTAACTCCTGCAATATTGTCTGCAACTGTATTTACATTATCTACTGCTGTAGCTACTGTGCTTATATCTGCATCAGCACCTGCTACTGTTGTAATATTTGTATCGTTCCCTGCTACAGTATTAATGTTAGTTGCATTAGTATTAACTGCATTTATATTTGTTGAATTAGAATTTACTGCACTAACAGCACTTGAAATACCTGCAACTGTAGTTACATCACTAGAAATTCCTGCAACTGTAGTTACATCTGTGTCTATACCTGCTACTGTGTTTATGTTAGCTGAATTAGTATTAACAGCATTTATGTTTGTGCTGTTTGAATTTACATTAGTTACAGCAGTTGAAATACCTGCTACCGAAGTTACATCAGCACTAATTCCTGCAACTGTAGTAACATTGGCATCTATACCTGCTACTGTATTTACGTTAGCTATGTTTGTACCTACTGTATCTACATTAGCTATACTATTTGATACTGTATCTATCTCTGACGTTGCTTCATTTAAATCATCTGCAACAGTTTCTATTTCACTAACTGCTTCAGCTAAATCATTAGCTACAGCAATTACTTTTGTAATATCTGCGGCAACTGTATTTACTGAACCTATGTTAGTAGCAACTAAACCTATATCTGTAGCATCATTTGCAACTGAA